AAAAGGATCCTGAATGAAGCCTGGCGCTTCGATAATGTTATCTAAAACACAATCAAACAACCAAGTTTCTAAAACAGGTTGGCAAACATGCGTTACATCGGAAGCTCTGTCAATAAAAATCATTTGCCAAAGCTGTTGTAAAGCAGCTCTAGCGGCAGTATAACTAGATTCAAATAAACCGGTCAAAACCTCTTTTGGCATGCCAAGACCCATGCCAAATAAAGTATAGAATTCGTGTGAAAAGGAGCCAAAGTTAGGATTGGGACGGCCAGGTGTAGGACTTGTGATTCTTTGGCCAGGCAATGTATTGAGAATTTTGCCAGAGGACATAGGGATTTCGTTTTTTAATGAAGATAGTGCATTTTGTAGGTAATATTTTTGCTGTTCACTGTCAAACAAATCGGTGAAACTATCGGTGTCCATTTCTGCCACGATAGTAATTAAGGCAGCATTAACGGCACCGGCTACTTCCGCTTCCGTGTATCTAGTGTGCTGCTTTAGAATTCCTATAATTACCGACAAAGCCGGCATTCCCCTGGTTTGACCGGGCCTTCTCATCTTTTTTCTATGTAATATGTTTCTTCTACCATTACTGGCGAAAACAGGTATTTCCGACCATGTTTTATTAGTTATTTGATTGACAACATTACCAGGGTGATGATTGGCGACAAAAATGCTTACAATTTCTCCGTCTACAGCTCTTTTTATGCCGTCAAAAATTTCTTTGGTATTGGGCCCATTGTTATCGTTGCACACTCTATCCGACTCCAGCACTTGCAAGGCGGTGCGAAATGGCCAATTGTTTCGCTGTTTTCTTGTTAAAATAACAAAACAATCGCCAGAAACCGTCTCAGATCTAGAGATTAGCTGCTGAATTTCGTAAAAATTAAGATCACCTTCTACACTTGCCATTGGGGAAGATGCCCACATATGAAACCTTTTCTCTGTATTATTTTGCCATGTTGTAGCTTGATTTTCACTTAATCCAAGCCATTCGCTGTGAATTCTTGACTGATATTTTAGCCCTTTTCCAACCCTGTAAGCGACATGCTGATCAATGCCAGACCTAGCGACAGGGGAAGTTTCGTCAAGATCTCTACTGTAAGCCCTGTTATCTTCCTTTTCCCAATAATTTTTACTATCAGCATCATAAGGATATGGATTCCACAAAGAAAACTCTGGCAATCTAGATAGCCTAGACGTTCCGAGAGACGCTTCGGTAGTAATCGTTGGCGAATGATTTGGTGAGATTTTAAGATTGCGTTTTTTGGCCATTACCAGGTAGGTGATACGATTCGTGTGCGACCTTTGTTTGTTCGGGCTAACGCCAAAGCCAAATCATCTTCAAGTTCTTTTATTGTTTTTTGTATTACTGATAGCTGTGCTCTTGTTATTCGTCTTCCATCGGGTCCTGTAGAGATTTCAAATTCTTGACCGGCCGTCAAAATAGAAATTTCCGCTTGTCGATAAGCGGCAAGGCGTTGCTGGATTTCGGATACGGTTGCCATGCTTACATGGTACCTAAAGAAAAGTCAATCCGTCAAGCATATTCGTTTTGGATTCTTTGTTGATGGTTGCCAGCGCGGCTTTTTCCAGCTGGTCCCACATCGTTGCGCGGTTGTAGCGGCGAGCCAGCAATTGTAAGGCAGCGTACGCATAGCGGGTGCAGTCCCCGCCTTCGTCTCGACTGCCAGGCGGTAGCACCCAATTGTAGGTCGTCTGCCCCTTGTCCCGCTTCGGCATGCGCTTCCAGGGGAATAGCTCAGCCAAAAACTGATCGGTTGCAGCCATCCCGAAATGCAGGTAACCAGGTCCCGGAATCTCATTGCGCAATCGGCCCTGGAGATGGTTGACGCTGGCGTCATATCCCACTCCATACAGGAGTACGCCGTCTTTGATGACGCCTTGATTTTTTCGGTCCACATCAACCGGCGCGCCACGCCCCAACAACGGTTTGCCCTTCTGGTGTGCGCCCTTCATCGGCGCCCATTGCGCCGTCCGTCCCCGACACCAGTCGCGCACCTCATGCGTGGCATAGCCGCCGTCATCGACGCCGCCCATACCCAGGCAGAGTTCAGCACCATTGGCCTTGCGCCAGCGAATTTTAGCGATCTGATCCAGTTGCGCCAACGTTTCTGGCTGCTGCGGATCGCCATCGATCTCCCAATGGCCCAGGTGCCAACCCTCCTCGCCGCGGCCCCATCCCCAAATGGTGACCACCAGCCGCTCGCCAATGGTACCGCCACCGCCCTGCACATCGACGCCGGTCGTGATCACCAGTACGCCGTCAGGCACCGTGCTGTCGTCGTAGCCGTTGCCGGCCCCTTCATTCTTGCGTCGTTCGGCCAGGCTGTCGCCGGTTAGCTTGCCGCTGAGCGTGTCTTCCCACGGATCACCCAGTACGGTGTTACGGAACGTCTGCATTGCGTCCGGATCACCCTTGCGCATGGCATCCAGTGCCTCGTCATGCTCGCGCGCAAGAATGTTCCAATCGGCCGCCGGCGAGTAGCTGTAGCCAGCCCAAATGTGGAAACTAACTAGGCCCGGCTGCTGGCTGATCGCCGTGGGTCGCCACTCGCCGCGCTCGACCATCCAGCGCTTCTTGCTGTGCGGGATCGGATCAGTGCAGTTCTCGCAGGCATAGTGGCCAATGTACTCACCCTTGCAGATCATTTGCTCCCATCGCAACACCTGCATGGCCCGGCAGAACGGGCAGGGCACAAAGAAACGGCGCTGATCACCGCGGAGGAACCACTCCTCAGTTTTGCCGCCTTTGAAAATTGGCGTGCCACCTAACCCGATCTTGCGATCCCAGTAGTAGTCCGCCCGGTTGCGGCCCAACTTGATGGGGTCGCCTTCGTCGAGGCGTGGATAGGCGTCCACTTCATCAAAAAGAATTATTTTCCGGGACTTCCGACGAAAACTTCGGCCACTGGCGGCGTTTACAATGTCTATTAGCCCGCCGTTGGCCAATTGCTTAAGCAAGATCGTGTTACTAACCGTATTGCGGGCTTTACTCTCTGAGATTAAGCCGCGCAGGCATGGTGTATCTTCAAACAGCGACTTAATCTCCTCTTTGCTGTAGCCCTCAGCGTCCTCCTTCACCGGCTGCACGATCATCACCGGGCAAGGATCTTGATGGCTGTAGTACTGCACCACTACCCCCAGCATTTTTGTCCAGCCCACCCGAGCGCTTTTCATGATTGCCACCGTCTCCACGGTCGGATCAGTGAAGGAGTCAAGGATTTCGCGCTGATACGGCAGAGTTTTCCACCGACCCTTCTCAGCTGCATTACCGGTCATCACCGCATAATCGTCCGCGTACTGGCTTAGTTGCAGGCGTGGCGGCGGCTTGAACCCAGCCAGGATCTGCCTAGTCAGTTCCGACACATCGGCGGTGGTCATCCCTGTACCTCACCAGCCGCCAGCTCATCGAGAGCTTCACGAATCAGACCTGTCAACAGGTCCACTTCCTCGATTTCTAGATGCGGGATGCGCTGTTTTGCTGTGCTAGGCACACCCAGCATGCGCGTGCGGGTAATGTTTACCGCCTGGCTCCAGGCCAGCTCCGCATCTTGACGACGCAACAGTTCGCCCTCCTTTTCTTTCCGTGCTAGCTCCGCCAGCAACCGCTTCTCCTTCTCATGCCTGGCCCGTTCATCGTTGAAGTCCGGCACATCTCCATCGTTTAATTGCGGGCATTGGCCTGACAATGTCGATGACTTAGTTCTTTCCGCAACCGATCTTAAGGGGGCCGGGCTGTTCTCCTGCTTCCTGGTGATCCGCTCCCATAGGTCCTCCAGCCCTTCGCGTTCAACCAACGGCGATCCCTTGCCTCCAGGAAAGCTTGGCAGCTCTCCGCTTTTGATTTTTCTGTAGATGCTGCCACGACTGCGCAGGCCTAGCACTTTGGCTGCTTGCTCAACACTGATCAGCATTACTACTGCTTGTCACACTTTGTGTCACACTTTAGGGTAAGGTGTGACAAATTCAGCATGGGGAGGGGGAAACCGTATTTGTGGCTAGGCTGTCGCACTTTTTGAAATCTTTTCTCAAAATAAAAAATGTGGTT